TGCTTGAGCTCGGTTCGGGTTTCGATGTATTGCATTTCCTCTGGGCTTCGCATGAATTCGATAAACTTCGCAGCTTCTCCGCTGTCGTTGGCTCCCTGGGGGATGAACATGGGGTAGATGCCAAATGGGTCTTTCTGGCTCCTGTCGAGGAACGCGTCCCATTCCTTCTCCGCCGATGGCACGTTGCTGGTCTTCAGGAGGAACAGCCCCTTTGGTGTTTTCTGCCCGTAGTAGGCGCGGTTCATCATGTTGTCCATGGCGAGGAGCGTTTTTATTTTCTTGAGGATTGTGAGCGCCGGGGGGAAGCCGTAGTAGAGCGTCTTCGTGTATTTCGTCAGGTGGATGCATTCTCCCGCGAAGTAGTGGATCTGCCTGTCCGTGTTCCAGGTCTTGAAGTGCGCCGGGTAGAGCCTCTTTCCGCATTGCTGGCACTTCTCGCCTTTCTGCGAGTAGGTTCTGTGTTCCGGGCAGACGAGCACCTGTTCCCCGCTGTCGAAGTCGTAGCCCATCCTGCCCTGCCTGTCTATGATTTTCCTCATGTAGAGCGGATCCCCTCTGATTATTTCGTGGATGTGCCCGCTGGTTATTTCGCCTTCCTTCCCGTAGAAGTATTGCTTGATGGCTATGATGAAGGCGTTGTCCAGCACTTCGAGGTCGGGCTCCATGTGCTCGCAGAGTTCGATTAAGGAGTGGTCGTTCAGGTTGGCTTTCTTGATGAATTCGTCGAAGGTTGTTTTCTGGCTCGCGTCCGGCTCTCTCAGGTCTGTCGAGCCGCAGGTGCAGGCTTCCGGCTCGCTTTCGTATTCCTTCTGGCATGACGCGCACTTGGCTCCGAATTTGGGAGTCCATTCGCCCCCGTTGCGGAACAGCTCCCTCTGTATTGCGTAGTTGATTGTGCGGTATGTGTCGGAGTAGGATGCGTAGTCGTAGAGCTCGCCCAATAACGCGCTTTGGAAGAGGACTTCCTGGGTTTTCACGCCCGAGTTTCCCCATCCCCTGAACGGTCTTAATGCCTGGGTGACTTTGTCCTCGATGGCGCGTTGTGCCTCATCCTTTGTTTGCACTAAAAAATTGAATACGGAGAGTGCCATCGCTTCGCTATTTTACAGGCAAATTTTTTAAAGGTGCTGTTGCAGACGAGCAATCCTTCTGTGCTTCTGCCAGCATCTGTTGTGGCAAAAGTCCCCGCGCTTCTGCTTTCCGATGTAGGTCTTGCCACATTGCTTGCATACTTTCTCGATTGGAACGATGCTTTTCCCTATTGACTCGTGCCAGTGGTTTTTGTGCCATGCTCGCCCGACTTTTGATTTGTGCCAGTCCTTTGCCTTGTTTTGCATTTCTTCCAAGTGTCTTTTGTTCTGCGCGCGGTATTCTGGATTTGCGAACATGATTGCGTTGTGTTTTCTTTGGTGTTCCGAGCGGTGCATTCTCTCCAAATTCTCCGGGGTGTTGTTGAATGTATTCCCATCGCGGTGGTGGATGCACTGCCCCTTTTCAAGCTTCTGCCCGGTGGCTTTTTCCCATATTGCGTGATGCAGGGCTTTCTTTTTTCTTCCGGCTTTCCCGGTGCCGTTGTAGATGTCTGCGTAGTAGTATTTTGGGTTTGTTTTTGACCGCCTGAATTTGTGCCCATCGAATTCTATTATTTGCGGATTTTCCATTCTATCAGCTCCAAAATATTTATTTTGGATACTATTATAGTGTCTAACATTAATAAAATGGATGGTTACAGCCCGCGAGTAGCCGTTCTTGACTCAGTCATTCCATAATAAATTTCCAAGAAAGCCATAATAAGCAACGAATCACCACTGTCCGGGCTCTTCGCCTCCGGGTCCACGATTTTAAGCTGCCTGTCGCTCCTGACTTCGTAAGTCCAGGCTCGCAGCTGCACGGAGTAGGGGCTTGCCGCCGGGACGTTCTTCAGGTTGCCCGCCTTCATCATCTCGTTCATGCGGAAGGCTATTTCGGTCTTGAGGTTGTAGTAGCGCGGGTCGTTGGATTTCCTTCCCGCCATGAATTCGTAGACGTTGTAGTTCAGCTCCCTCAGCCGGTCATGCACCCCGGCTCCGTTCCCCACGCAGTCCACGGCTATCATGGCCGGCTTGGGCAGGTCGGATGCCATCAGCGCGGTTGAGCCCGCCACGGTCATGATGTCGCGCGTGTCCATCACCTGGTTTTGCAGGTAGTGGACGGTTCTTCCCTTCAGGCCCCCCAGCGTGATTACCGTCCTGTCCCTGCCTCCCCTCGCCACGTCCACGCCTATGAGGTACTTGTCGTATTCCGCCTGCCTTTCGGTTGGCATGGTGCAGTTGGCTATGGCTTCCTTTGTGAACACCGCCATTTCCACCTCGTCCGGGAAGTTGGCGTCGAATAGCACCTGGAATTCCAGGTCGGTGAGGTTGTCCCTTTGGTCTTTGACCGCTTCGGGCGTCATCCTCCCTGCCTCCACGCAGTCCTCCCAGCTTATGTGGATTCGCTCCCAGTCCGGGTCGTTGTGGTGCGCGTAGAAGTGCCCCAAAGTCCATGGGTTTCCTATTTCGACGAGCTTGGCGTTCTCGCTCTCTACCAGCATGCGGTAGATTTTCGCGTAGGATTCGTCGTCTATTTCCGCGCTTTCGTCGATGATCTGGATTGAAAAAGCCCACCCTGTAACGCCGAAGCCCTTATTTGTCATGTCGACTGATTTGATTTCTATGCTTGAGCCGTTACGGAATGTTATTCTTTGCTTGTTGACCTCCTTCCTTAATCGTTCAAGGCGCGTGAGTCCAGTGGTGTCCACCATGACTATTTGGTCGAATAGCGGGTTTGCCGCGAGCAGGTCGGTGATGTAGTTCATGATGATTTTTGTTTTCGGGTATGTCGGGGCGATGATTCCCACGCGCACGTTGTTTTTCAGTGTGGCGTATAGGATTGCCGCCATTGCGAGGCAGTAGCTCTTTCCCGCTCGGGTGGTTGCGCGTATGGTGATTTTCCGCTTCTTCGGGTCGAACAGCGCGTCCACTATCCTTTTCTGGTATTCGTATGGATTGACACCGAAAAGCAGGTTTATGGTGGGCGTCAGGTCTGGCTCATTTGGGCTGGGGCTTTCCATACTTCGCCTCCAGCACCTTCTCCGCCGCCTTCTTGATTTGGTCGAAGGTCAGTTCCCCTGTGTTGACCTGGGTGTTCACCTGCAGGGCGGTCTGCGGCCCCGCTCCCCATCCCCTGTCCTTGAATTTGGCTTCGAGGGTCTTGAACAGGGCGGTTGGGTTCTTCTCCATGGACATCTGGTATGCCACGCTTTCCAATGCGTCCCCGAGTTCCTGGAAGGCGTTGTTCGCGCTCTCCTTGTATTTCGGGTCTGCCGCGCACCAGTTGTAGTGTGATTGCCGGGTTATGCCTGCGAGCTGGGCCGCCTGGGTGATGTTTGCCCCTTTGAGCTTGAACAGCGCCTGCAGCATCCTTGCCTTTTTCGCGTGGGTGCGCTCCTTTCGTAAAACCTGTAAAGGCTTGCCCCTGCCTTGCCCCGCGTTTTGATGTTCTTCTGTTGCTTGGGGGTTGCCTTGTTCTTGCTCTTTCGCGTCTTTTTGGGCGCTTTGTGCGCTATTTTCGCTGTCCATGTTCATCACTTTGGGTTTATTGTGGTGGTATATTTTCCTTTGTTCTGTGAGAAAGTGAGCAACAGTAGACCATTATGTTTTTGTTGCGCCATTTTCTTTTTTTTAGGGGGTATTCCGGCCCGGCTGACACACTGACACCAAATATCTCCCCTTCCTCATCAAATTTTTTCAACATCTTTGCGAAGTCGTCTGCCCAATTCTTCCCCTTAAGTGTGAATATGTATTGCTTTTCTACCCAAGCTTCCATTATCATTCCCTCCTTGTTTCATCCGTGATGTCCTTCCCGTCCCTGATTAGGCGGGCTTTTTTTCCAGTGTATTCCTCCCATCGCTTTATGATTATGTCGCAATAAAAAATGTCTTTTTCTACCATTCTACATTTTCTCTTTATTTTTTCACATGCGATTAAAACACTGCCTGAGCCACCAAATAAATCTACAATTGTAACTGCCTCGCTTGCATATTCAATCATTATCTTCGTAAAAAGTTCTATTGGTTTTTGTGTTGGATGATTTCGAGTGATATGCTCACCCTCTCTAATCATTCCTTGCCATTTTATATTGCATATTTTTGCTGTATTCCCAAGCGAAGTCCAAGCGAGTTCACAATCTGAAAAAAAAGAATGGCACCCTGCGCGCTTGTCCCATACCAACCATGATGTTGTGATTGGCAATAATTCTGCAAAATAATTTCCTCCAAATATGACCTTTTTGCATTCGATGTTTTTTAAATAATCCCAGACTGGCTTGAAATTAAAATTTCCATGTGCTTCATACTCTTTGTAGTTTCTTGTTTTAGCTGCGTTCTCTTGGCGAGCATTCATTATTTTTAGATTGCCATATGGCGGGTCTGTCAAAAGAAGGTCGGCTTTCTCCTCCCCCATGAGCGCCTTGAAGGTTTCCGGTTTTGTGGAATCCCCGCAGATGAGTAGGTGGTTCCCCATTATCCACTTGTCGCCTGGTTGTGTGATTGGCACGTAGTCATCCGGCAATTCCGGCACTTCGTCCTCGTTCTGCTTTTTCGCGGCTTCCGAGATGCACTTGTAGAATTCCGTCTCCCTTATGTTGCTCATTTCGAAGAGCTTCTTTTCCTCGTTGGCTTTGAGGATTGCCAGGAATTCCTTCGCGTCGAGCTCGGGGTCGTGCTTGCCCCTCAGCTTGTTCGCCACTTGCCTGAATAGTTTTCGCTCAGTTTCATCCTTGAAATTAAAAAGTATTACTTCCGCCTCCTCAACTCCTTTTTTGATGAGCGTCGCCAACCTATGCTCGCCGTCTACCATCTGCATTGTATTTGCATCCACGATTATTTGCATCACATACCCGAACTCGTCCATGCTGCTGCTCAGCGAATCCATTTCCGCATTGGTCATCTTGTTTGGATTCGATTCGTCGAGCTTTATGTCTTTCAGACGTATTGTCTTTTTTGTGAATCTTTCAGGCAACATTTTTTCCCTCCAACTGGTCTTCCGGTTCCACTCTGATCAGATGGCAGAATAGAGCAAACCAATAATCCCTGTTTGTGTTTGTTTTCTGATGAATGCTGTCTTGTAAAGGAATCAGGTTTATTTCCCTATTGTCTGTTTTGTCATAATTCACGTGGTGAACCGCAAGCGCTCTTCCGCTTTTTGATTCCTTTCTCGTAAGGAAGCACGTGTTTCCATATTTTTCTCTTATCCGCCTGCGCATCGTGTTGTTGAATTCTGAGCCGTATGGTAAAAACGACACGCCGCCGTGCCACATCCCGTTCTTTTCCCTCTGGTTGCATCCCTTGTGGGCCTCGCTTAGGTGTTGGCGCATTATTAATGGCATTTTCTTTCCTTTCCACCAGCAAGGAGAGGTTATTCTCCCTTCCTTTATTCCTCTCCTTCTGGCTGTGCGGAGTGCCAGTTTGTGTTTCTCGCTTTTTGGTTTCCCTTTCAAGCGTTCCCCTATTTTCCTTTTTGTGTCAGTGCTTAAGTGTGTTCCTTTCTTTTTCATTGCGTTTGCATATAATATGCTTGGAATTGCCAACGCGCCGCTTTCGTATTTCCTTTTGAGTGTCGCTGCTATTTTTTCTTTGTGCGCGGCTGTCTTTTTTCTTCCAGTAAGATAAATTTTCGCCATTTGGTTGCCTTTTTGGAATGTCATCCCCTCATGCCCTCCAATGCCTCGGTTACCGCGTCCTTGACCACGCGCCTGAGTTTGTCCTCCGTTACAGCCTGGTTTGCCTGCTGTTTCAGATTTTCCACATAATTATCCATGGCTTGCGACGTGGTTTTGCCTTTGTCCTTCACTTCGCTGTGGAGCTTCTCTGTTATGCGTATGAGCCTGGTTGCCATGTTACATCTCTTTTGAGGCAATGCTTAAAAGCGTATCATCTTTTCCTTTCCTGCCCGGTTTCCTTTTTCGCCCTGTACGCGAACATCCTGCTTACCGACCCGCATCTCCCTGAGAATAGTCTGCTCATAAAATCACGCCAAGGATACCCACGGATTTATCTGTGGGAGGAATTGGCTTGATTGCCGTTTCCATCCATATCCCTATATCGTTTAGTTTCTCTATTGCCTTTCCATCTAAGTTTCCAAAGACCACGAGAGTTGATGGAAAGAACGCTGGATTTGTGTGCTTTTCTACGCCTTCGCGCTGGTCTAAGAAGGCGATCCTGCCACTTACAAACAGTATCTTTGCGTGTGGCAGGCATTATTTATGCCATGCTTTTGTGTCTGGTCTTGCTGGAATTAGCATAGCAACCACGATCCCCTTCTGGCTTTCTTCGTATGATTTTGCGATCCACAATGCAAGCTCTCGGCTAAATGGTGGATTTACAAAAGCATTGCCTATCTTGTGCCACTCTTGTTTTAGTCCATCATCATCCTTTGTAAAGAACTTCTTGCATTTTGCTGTTGTTGGGTGGGCGCAAGGATCAAGAGTGAAGTTAAAAACTTCATCGAATCTCTTGAATAGCTCGGGTGGGGTTGCCCATGTCTGATCGCTTGAACTGAAGAACCTTTTTCTTGTTTCGTCTTGCATAGTTTCACCGTTTAAAGCCCTCCGCCTTTAGGCGGGGGATACTTTTACTTTCTTACCTCCGAAATTCGTAGCGCCACATCTTAGGTCGCCCTCCATAGTAGTCCATTATCCACTTGTCCAGTTGCGTCCATGTTATGAAGCCCTCGCGTTTCGCTTCGTCTTTCAGGGCGAGATGCAGGATTTTGTGGTATTCCTCTTGGAGTTCCTCTTCAAAATTAAAGCCTCGCTCTTGTGCAAAGTTGAAGCACTCATCGCTCATCTTCTTTCTCCATTCCTCCTCATCCATGACCGACACCAATTCGCAGGTTAGGGGACGATAGACCCGTGCTTTGAAGTCCTTGCTGTGGTCATCCATGCACATTATTCCATGTTCATTGTGGTCTGCCGCCTTTCGCCCACAGACGCATATCGCCTTCGTTCCCCTTCCTGAGCAGATGGCGTATTTCTTGCCGACCTTGAGCCTGGGAAGGAGAGGTTGCCATCGTGGTAAGTCCTCTATCTTCAGTCCATATGGTTTGAAGTCTTTGCAGGTTTCGGTTGTTGGATTGTGTTGCAGGCTGTTTTTTCCACAGATGGCGCACTTCATTGGTCGGCGAGTGCAAAATAGACTGCCTTTCGGGAGCGAGGCTATCCACGATGCCTTGTCCATTCCGTTGGGCAGTTGTGCTGTGAAGTTCATAAGGATCAGTCCTCCTTTTTTATTATCGACGTTCCGACCACCCCAAAACGGTCGGACGGCTGGCCGTAGGCGCCGACGTACCCGCGGTCGCCGTAGCCGAAGTAGTAGACGCGGGCCAGCAGGCCGCCTTTCGTTTTTTTCAGCCATGACGGAACGCAGCAATAAAGCGGATGCCCGGGTTTTATTCCGCTGTCAGTCCACTCCTCCAATGTCAGCAGGCGGCATCCCTTCGCCTTGGCTGCCTTCACGGCTTCATGGTAGGTCAGCCTTTCGCTTTCGTTGTCGTATTCGGCTATTTTCACTAATTTCATAAGGCTCAGTCCTCCTTTTTCTTATGGTTTCCCTCTTGTCTTGCTGGTTGGGTAGCCTCCGCAGTCCATGCAGTATCCGCTCGCGCTCAGTTGCCTGTTTGGATGTTTTGGGCACAGGTCGTAGGTCATGCCACCACCTCCTCGGTTACTTCCCATCGTCCTTTTTCGTTCTTCTCCCATTTGTGGAGCCATCTTGTCCCAGGGGGC